CTTTGCCAAACTTTGTTGAGTCGGTAGCTTTTGCGTCCGGCCTCTTTGCAGCTTGGCGCGCAGCCATCTCTTTTTCTACCTCTTTGCGGTAGTTATCTTTTAGGTTATCCACTTTTTGTACGCCGCATCCGGCTAGTCTGTATACGTCATCTAGCGACATAGCGCCATTATTTACCAATAGGCCCTTAGTCAATGGCATACCAGTTACTGGATCGTAAACTATGTTACCTTGCCTATCTGTGAGCGGTGCAGATACATACTCCACCATTTTCTGCTCATCCTCAGGGGATAAATTGTGTTTACTTTTCCACTCTTTGGTGTCCATCTCGATACGCATAGAGCGTACCTCGTTAAGCGCTTGCTGGTCCGGTTGAACCTGTGGCACTCTTTGTTGCGCTAGTTGACGCTGTAATTGCGCGGCCTCTTGCGACTTGTTATAAAAGCCTTTCTCGGAATTGCGGTACATTTCCGCGACTTTACGGAGCGCGTCCGGGTCGCTTGCGTTTATACCTTTTTTCGCTAAGAACTCATCTACCGCATCGCCAGTTTGCGTTGTAGCTGTAACGGCTGGCTCCTCGATAGCCTCATCTTGGCTATCCGTTTGCTCATTGGTTACCTCTACTGCCGAGCTGTCGTTATTCTCTGCTTGTTCTTCGATAGAGTCGTTAGCTACCGGCTCCATGTCTGAGGCATTGAATAAAGAGTCGTCGGTTCCAGTTTGTTCGTCCATTGAACTCTCCTAAAATATTAGATGGTTTGGTACTTGGGGGCGTCCGCTCCCAACAGCTCGGCACTACTTGCATTTTGGCGATGCGCCAGCCCTATTTGCTGGATTTTTACGTTATATAACGTGTAGTGCCGATTTGTCGGTACATTATGGCCTGGTTTTTAAGGTGCGTGGTCCGGGTAAAGTGCTATTCTTCGTCATTTTCTTTGGGCTTTGGTGGTTTTAAGAACTGGTATATAGTCCCTACTGCCGCCGCCGCTACTACACAATCGTGGGTAGCTTGTGGGCCTTGGTTAGTTATAAGCATGGCGGTATCTAGGTATGATTGCTGCGAATCCTTGATAAGGTCTAGTACCTTACCACCTAGATCTGTACGCATAAAGTTGTTAAGCGTCTTACGCTCTGCCTCGCTCAGGCGTTTATCCATAATACGGTTGCTCCTGTTGCATTAACATTTGGTCTTGGGCTATCGTGTCTTGCGCGCCTAAGTCTTGCATCTCTGGGTTGGTAGCCTCTGGCGCCATCTCTGGGCCTTGTGGCGCCATTGGTGGCTGGTCTTGGGTAATAATACGTTCTATTTCCTCTTGGCTTAGGTCTGGCATCATCTTAGGGTACATAATCTCTTTAGCGGCCGTGAGGTTGTTAGTTGGGTCGGCTATAATCATCTGGAACGCGTTAGTATAGGCCTCTTGTTTCTCGGACTTTTCGAGCTGGGCTTGTACGTCTAGCGTTACCATTGGCGTATATTCGCCCTTAAAGCGCGTCATATCTACCTTTTCCCAGTTGATACCATCCTCGCCTACGGTGCGTACCATATATTCATCGTCGGCATAAAGTTGTAACAGTCTAAATACGATGGTAGCCTCTTGCATAAAGAACCCTTGTGCGAGGTTGTCGGCCTTTTCGCGTATGCGAATATCCGCCTGGCCTAGCATAGCCTTAATTTCGGTCGCGGTGGTGCTATCTGTCGATGTAATACCCTTGCTAATCTCAGATACGCTAGCAGCCTCTCGAATCTCGCCCTTGAGGTTGTTGCGCTCTGCAAAAGCGTTAGTAGGTATAGCTGGTGGGTTTTGCCAGTCCATAGCGCCAATAGGTAGTGGGTATACCTTGCCTGGTGCTGGGTCTAGGTCGTCTAGCTTGTCTGCGAACTTCGGATCTATACGTCGCTCTGGGAATAACTGGTATAATACGGCCTCGATATTAAGCTCTGTAAGCGTGTTTAGCAGCTCTTGTTCGTCAGCGATAATATCTACGTCTGAACTGCCATATACTAGCGATACGTCCGGATATTCGCAGCCATGCGCGAATGGGATAAGGCCGGCGTTATGCTCGTTAAACTCCTCGTCAAATGGGCCAATATCTTCTAGCCCTGCGGTTTCTTGCAACATCTGAGCGCGCAATAGCTCATGTTCAATTTTGCGCTGCTCGTAACGGCTCTTAGATAGCGTGTAATAAGGGTTTTCGCGCTCCTCAATAACCTTTTTACGGTTAGCAATAACTACGACTTTTTTATGCGTCCATATCTCTAAAATCTCGACTTGGCTAGCACGGTCTGGGGATACTGAGCCTAGGGCCTCGTCTTTTTTGGCCTTGTCGCTCTCGGAATCTACACCACCTACGCCGGTGCCGTCCTCTACGTCGTCTAAGTCTTTATAGCGTTTCTCTACCTTGCCGGTTTCTGGGTTATAGATTGTAGCCTCCTTAAGGCTCTTTTTAGAGGTAAAGAACCTACGGCCTACATACTCGGCATCGCCTAAATTGTGCGCATTAGGATCAATAATTGCATCTCTAATAGGCACAATCTCTTTATGCACGTATCCGCCGTTGTCGTCCGGTTGCCACTCGTAATATGCAAAGTAGTTGCCAGTAATAACACCTTGGCGGCCGTTTATCTTATTCTTAAGCGCCCATCCATCACGGCGTGCGAAGTCTTGGTAAATATCGTTCAAAATATCCGTTTCGTCGTCTTGGTCGGCGCGGTTAGGAATATATTTTACGGTCGGGTTGGAATTAAACAGGCTAGCTACGATCGTGTTGACCGTGCTGTTTACCATTGGCACAAAGGCCTCGATAGTGCCAGGGTGGTTTTTCTTTACGCGAATATTGCGGTAAAGTTTCCAGTTATCCTCCCAGGTCTGGTGGTAGTTTTGCTGGGCATAAGTCCACGAGTCAGTAAACTTTTTCAAAAACTCAGCTAAAGTAGAATTGTCTTTTTTTGCGTCGTCTTTCTTAGCAGCTTTTGCCATCGAGTTAGTCGACACATCGCCATTAAGGTTATTATACCACATAACGGCGTAAATCTAAAAATACTCTTTATCGCTATCTTTTCTAAAGGCTTTCGGCACATAAGTCTTAAACTTTACACGCACTTGCTGCGCCTCGCTCGACTCAGTAGCGGCCATCATAGCGTATATAAAGGCGCTAGAGGCGTGGCTCGACCAGTCATGCTCCGGCTTAGTTTTAAGTAGCTTGTTTTTCTCGTCATACTCATAGTGGTACGCTCGCAAGCACTCTAGGCCACGCTGGCACTTATCCCTGTCTATCCATACGCGGCTAAAGGCTGGACGCGCTATAAGGTTAATATCGTCATCGCCTAGGTTAAAATTAGTCGGTCTTAGCACTTCGATATTATGAAAGCCGTTATCCTCAAAAAACTCGACTCTAGTCTTGCCGGTCTGTAGTTCGCGCTGTTTAGCATCGTGCGGTAGGTATATAGTCGTATAATTGTAGCCCTTGTTATGTAGCATAGAGATATAGTGTCCTAGCTCCTCGCCAGAGTTCTCGTAATAATCTATCATGTGAATCTCACGACCTATCATCTGATACCACCATATAGCGGTACTATCGCTCATACCTAAGTCAAATACGGCATAAACTCCGGCGCTAGCGTCATATGGTACGCGGCCTATTCTGCCGTCCATCTCGGCGCGCGCTATCTGTTGGCCAAATACTGAACCTGTACGGCTAGTTAGTGGTTGGCCTAGCCATACGTGCGCGAATAAATCAGGGTTACTTTCGCGCATAGTTTCGCGCTCCTCGATAATCTCAGGGCTAAGTAGCTCCTCCACGGCGTCCGAGTTGATATGCAAGATAAAAGCGTTCCCACGGTCTCGGTATCTGTCCTCTACTAGCTCCTTAACTGGATCATGTTCGGTCAAAGGGTTATACGTCCATATAATCTGGCTACCCTCTTTGCGGATGGTAGGTATAAGAGTGTTGATAGAGTCGGCGCTAACGCTCTGGGCCTCCTCTACCCAGCACCAGTCCACGCCCTCATATGACTTGATGGTCTGAGCGTTGTTGTGCAAGCCCTTAAAATGTATCTCTGAGCCGGTACGCTTATTGCGTAACTCTTTATCCAGCACTTGCCAATCATTTAGGCCATACTTGGCCACCAAATCGGCTAGGAGGGCCTTAACTGAGTCGTCCATAGAGTTCTGAAACTCGCGCGTACAAAGCCCTCTGAGGCGCTTTTGTGAGCCTAGAATAAGCCTTGATAGCGCCACTTGGTACGACTTACCGCTACTACGGCCGCCTTTGTACACCAGATGGCGCCATGGCTTACTCGGCTGGAATAGCTCCTTGAACTGTTCCGGTATAACTAGCTCTAGTTTTTCACTACTTGCCATAACTTAGTTATCCCCCCTAGTAGTTGTCAATCTCTGCA